GACCTTCTCTTTGCCGTGCATGGTGGCGGCCTCGATTGCTTCGGAGGGGCTCTCGTGCTGCTCGGTCTCAATGAGGATGGAGACGGCGGCGTCGTTGGCTTTGCCTTCGAGGATGAGGGCTTTGGCTTCGGCTTCCCGGGCGGCGGCGTCTTTGGTCTTGCTGGCGTGCATGGCCCTTGCAATGCGGGTGCGGGCTTCCTTGACCTGGTTGAGCCAGTTGGTGAGTTCGGTCTCCAGGTCCTCCAGGGAGACGTGGCCGGTGATCTTGACTTCGGGGTCGCGGGCCAGGGGGAGGCTGTAGATGAGGGTGCCCCACTTGAGGGTGTTCTCGGCGCGGAGACCGATCATGGTTTCCGTGACCGAGCCGAACCATTCCTGGGCTTCCTGCTCGGGGGTGATGACGGCGGAGGTGGAGTTGCCGCCTTTGTTGCGGTCTTTGTCGAGGTTCTTGCCGGGGTCCTGTTTGGCAATGCCCATCTCCTGCATGACCTCTTTGGCGGTCTGGCCATCGGTGAGCTTCTGGACGGCTTTGGAGATGTCGGCCTGCTCCTCAATGCTGAGGGAGGAAAGCGGGGCGTCCAGGAGCTTGGCCTCCAGGGCCTGGAGGATGGGGACGCGAGATTTCGCGGCCTCGGCCATGAGGATGTACTTGGCGGCGGTCTCGTCGCTGATGCCGAGCTCGGCTTTGACGATGTCCTCCCAGCGGATCAAACCCAAACCGGTTTGGGTTTGATCGGTGCCCCTCCGGTTCCCTCCGCGTTTGACGCCGTGGGCTTTCTTGAGGCGTTTGAGTTCCAGGCCGTAGAGGACCATGAAGCCCGCTGCGGACATCATGGAAAGGCGGATCTGGCGCTGGAGCTTCCGGGCATGCTCGAAGTCCGGGGAGAGCGAGGCGACGGCGGTATCTGCCGGGGTGGTGGTGAGTGCTTTGGTCATGGCTGGTTCCTGAAAAGGTCTTTGAAGTGGAGCTGGAGGTGTTCAGCATCCCTCATGGCCTGGGCATAGAGCCGGGCGTCCTCGGCGAGGGCGGGGTCCGAAGATTTGGCCACATGGGCGATGCCTTCGTAGACGTCGGCCCTCTCCTTGGGCGAAAGGCCTTCCGCCGCGATGGCTGCCACTCGGATGAGTGGCCCGATGATTGCGAGATCGACAGATTCACTCACAGGCCGAGCTCCTCCTTGATGCGCTCCCGGACGAGGGGGAACATTGTTGAGTGATGCAAAGCGATGCTGACCGCGTTGCGGGAGCGCCCCACTCGTTTTGCCAACTCAGTTACCGTCCAACCCCTTTGGAGGAGCTTTACCTTTGCTTGGATGGCAAAATTCGTTTGCGCTTTGGTGGGCATTGAGTTTACAGGTGTAATTGGTATATGTTTACCAGTTACCTTAGTGTGCAAACAGAGGCAAGGGAAAAATGGAACAAAAGTTGACAATTTCTGACAGGTTACTCAATCTGAGGCACAAGCTTGGACTGAGTCAGCAAAAGTTGGCCGACCATCTCGGCGTTACCCGTAATTGGATTACCATCCTCGAAGGTGATGCAAACCGGGAGCCGTCCAAGGCCCTCTTGCTGAGACTCCGTGATCTGGAGGAAGAAGTGGAGCGCGGAGGCTTCCTCGGTGGTGACCCTCGACGGCTCATGAAGGCAGCCCGGGAGCGAAAAGGCATGACCTTGAAAGATCTGGCCAAGGCAACGGGTTATTCTGTGGGAGTGTTACAGGCACTCGAAGAAGCCAATGGAAGAGGAAGTGAAAGACAGTTGGAAAAAATCGCGGACGTCCTGGGCATCTCTATCGATGACCTCATGGAAGGGGCGGAGCCCAAACTTATCCACGAAGCGGGGCTCACGGGCACGCTGGGAGCGAGACCGAACATCGTCGCCGGACCGGGCGTCAAGAACATCCGGTACGTCCCTCTGATCTCATTTGCACAAGCTGGACGAATGGGAAGCTACGAGGATGCTGTGTACGAGTACGAGGGGCATGTCGCTTACGACAGCGAGGACCCTCGGGCCTTTTGTGTGAGCATTCGCGGCGACAGCATGCAGCCGGTGATCTCCGAGGGCGACGTCATTCTGGTCTACCCGAGCCGTCAGCCCCGAAACGGTGACATGGTTCTCGCCCGCTTGGGGGATGAGGAGGGCGGAGACGTGATGTGCAAGATGTACTCGGTGAAGGACGCCGGGAGGCGGGTCATCCTGACGAGCTACAATCCGGTGCATCCTCCACTGGAGTTTGAGAGTTCTGCCTTTCGGTTTGTCTATCCAATCGCAGCAGTCACGAAAACCTTTTTAAGCAAGAAGAAGCTATGAGAAACACCATCATCATCCTTAGTGGAGCGACGCTCCTGGCCTTGGCGGGTGTAGCTGCCTTTAACCAGTACCGTGCCCAGGTCGAAGAAGAGATCGAAGCACAAGCCGATATCAAGCTGGGCTTTGAGACGGTCAGGGACGACTTCAGCAAACTGCTGGTGAAAGCTTCGAGGCTCCATGTCCATTCTGACGAGAAAGAGATCGATAAGGTATACCGGGCAGTTTTGGGTACTGGCCTAAAGCTGAAGGATTCCCGAATTGACGCCTATCGTGCGGAAGCTTCGAAGATATTGTCCAAGCTATCGGTGGCGGTGAGGTTTGACGATGCGCAAGCCGAAGAAATCGCGGAAGACGCTGAATCCAAGCTGTCCGAGCTGGCCAGCCGAGTGGCGGAGCTGGAGCAACGGTAAGCGACCACAGTTGCGTCTCCGCCCGAAACATGCGATAAGCGGCGGAGAACACCCCGGACGGCCCATGAAGGCCGCTCCGGGTGAAGAAATCTTTTGCGCGGTTTGCGCGGTTTGCGCGGTTGTTAGACCGAACCGCAGAGGGGGATTAAGAGGCGGGCGTCAACCAAGACGCCTATGCCTGACCAACCGCCATCCCCTGTCTCTTCCACGCTCGAAGAAGTAGCGATCCGCAAGCCCCAGTTTCTGGAAGGCTACATGACGAAGCTGGGAGTCCTCCTGGCCGTCCTCGGTCTGTGCGGGATCAACGTCCCGGAGGCTGAAGCGCGAGAGATTGAGACCTTTCTCACCGCCCACCGCGAAGAGCTTAGCTTGGTGGCGGGCCTGCTCATTGCCATCTATGGCAAGATCCGTCGCAAGTGGCGGCACGACACGTTGGGCACCATCCTTTCCCCTGTGGCGGGGGACACCCAGGCGGCGGCACGCGATGGCGTTATGCGTGCCGTCGCCATTTCCCTCCTGGCCCTGATGCCGGTGGGCTGTGTGGTGTACAAAGACGGCCCCCGCTACTACGGCGCGGTCGGCACCGACGCGGAGGCTGTGGAGGTCAATGCCCAGGGCATGACGATGCTGGGGATGAACAACAGCGCGGCGTTCAAGGAAACGGCCAAGCTGGTCAACAAAATGTGGAACTCGTACCTGACGCTGTCGGGCCTGAAGTTTGTCACGGGCCAGTACTACAACCACCAGGGCAAGCTGGTGAACCAGGGCACGACCCTGGAACTCGAAAAGCTCCGCAACGCCAGGAGCCTCCAGGAAGCGGAGAGCCAACTCAAGCTGCTCCAGGCCTTTCCGCCTGAGACGGCGACGGCGGTCGCTCCTGCCTTGCTGCCCTGATCCTTACGGCCCTTTGCAACCCCTTTGCAGGTACCCACCCAAGACTATGAGCAAGCTCAAGCCCATCACCGCTAACCAGCGGATCTATGCCGAAGCGAAGAAGTATCTCGGTCTGCGGGAGTGGCCCGGCCCCAAGTCCAATCCAGAGATCCAGGAGATGTTTCGCCTGGCCCCCGACTGGCTCGACCAGGACGACAGCAAGACTGCCTGGTGCGGGATCTATCGCGGCCATGTGGGTCTGATGACCAGCACGGGGATGCCAGCGGCCCACTACCGGGCGGCGAGCTGGCTGTCGTGGGGCGAGGTCGTGGAGATCACCAACGCGGTTCAGGGCGACACCGTGATCACCACGCGGAGGGGCGGCAACCACGTGGCGCTCTTGGACCGGTTCGAAGATGGCCGGATGTGGCTGCTCGGCGGCAACCAGGGCAATGCGGTGACCATTGCCCCTTTTGCGCCCTCCACCGTGCGGGGCGTCCGCCGGTTCAAGGCCTAACGCTCCCCATCCACCTCACTCCTCACACGACTCCGACTCCTTTCCTCTATGCTGACTCTGCTCGCACAATCCGCGCCCTCCATGCCTGACGTTGACCCCGGCTTCCTGAAAAGCTGGATCGCGGTCGGGGGATACATCCTTGGCCTGGTGGGCCTGGGTATTGGGATCTTCAGCAAACGCCGGGTCACGGTGTCGCCGAATCCGGTGCAGGTGCAGGTGCAGCCGACTCCCAACTATGTCACCCAGGAGAAGATGGATGACCTGGAGGAGCGGATGTCGCGGTTCGAGGTGAAAATCGAACGGTCCTTTGATGATCTAAAAAAGTCCAGGAGCGAGGATATCGCCCACCTCCACCAGCACCTGGAATCCTCCTACGGGAAGATCGAATCCCACTTCAAGGACCTGATGGAGTTGCAGCAGTCGGCGACGAAGACGGCCTTCGACCGGATGGATCTGCTGAACACCCGGGTGGGCCGGGTTGAGGGGCGGCTTGAACAGAAAGGAGGCAAGGGAGCATGAAGGCCAATGCTCAACTCCTGCGGGCGGTCCGCCAGATCCTGAGCGCGATGCCTGCGGGCAAGCGCGCCACGGCGAAGTGGATCACCGACACCATCAACTCCGAGACGCCGCTGGTGACCGACGAGGACATGGTCGAAGCGGCCCTGATCTGGAACCAGGGCAAAGGCTACGTCACGTACCAGCACAACGAAGAGAGCGGCCTCGACGAATGGGAGCTCACGGAACGGGGACGCAAACACGAGGGAGTGGCATGAATCATGTCTGCATCACGCAAACCACGCGGAGACGCGAAACTCAAGACCCTGTCGGAGGATCTCCAGGACGAGATCTTCAAGCGGCTGGAGTCCGGCACGCATGCTGCCGCCCGGAAGTGGCTCCAGGAGGAAATGCTCATTGCCACGTCCTTGGGGGCGCTCTCGGAGTTTTACTCCTGGTATGCCTTGCGCAAGCAGCTCCAGGAGACGGACCGCGAGGTCAACGACATCCTGGAGCTGGTGAAGTCGGGAGGCTACAACCTGGACACGAAGCAGGTGGAAGCGGTCGGGAACGCGCTCTTTTTGACGGCGGCGCGGAAGACCAACGACTTCAAGTCCTACAAGCAGGCGCTGGAGCTAATTCTCAAGACCCGCAAGGTCTCGGTGGAAGAGCGGAAGGTGGCCGTGCTGGAGGCGAAGGCCAAAGCCTACGACCAGATCCAGCAGGCCACGAAGGGCAAGCCCTCAGCCGAGCTGACGCCCGAGGAGCGTCAGTTGGTGCTGCAAGTCATGGACGAATCTCTCGGCATCACCCAGCGTCAATGAGCGTCACGATCAAATCAGGTTCCGACATGGACAAGGTGGGCGAGGGATCGTCCAGCCAGAAGGATTATTTCCTGGACTACCAGATGGACTGGATCACTGATCCGTCCCAGATGGCGCTTTGGGAGAAGTCCTTCAGAATTGGAGCCACCTGGGCGGATGGTTTCAAGAACGTCCGCAAACGAATCCATCACAAGAAGCGGGACTACCTCTTCGGCACCAAGGACTATCCCTCCGCGCTGGAATACATGCAGGGGTGCAAGACCTTTGTGGAGATGTACAACCGGACGGCGTCCATTGTGTCGCACGGTGAGGATGTGGTGAAAGTGCCGGTGATGAGGGATGGCAAGTCCACGGGCTTCACTGAGGAGCTCAAGATCGGCTACATCAAGTTCGACAACGAAAGCCGGATCATCGCCTTCACGAGCAACCCTTCGGCCATGCTGGTGTACGGCGGAGACGTCGGGCTTGATGAGTTCCCGCGCCACGACCGCGCCGAGGAGCTGTGGGCCGTGGCCCAGGCCCGTGTGACCTGGGGCTATGATATCTCCGTGTGGGGAAGCCACAAAGGGACCAAGAGTCTCTTCTACCAGTTCTGCCGGGAGGCCCGCTCAGGCAAGGGCGGATGGAGTCATCACCGCACGACGATTGTGGACGCCATCGCCCAGGGGCTGGTCGAGAAGATCAACTCCATCCGGGGAACCAAGTTCACCCGGGAAGGGTTTTTAGAGGACTGCAAACGCCGCGCCAAGCTGCCCGGGGTCTTTGAGGAAGCCTACATGTGCAACCCCCAGGACAACGTGGAGTCCATCGTCCCCTGGGCCACGGTGCAGGCCTGTGTGCAGATGTACGAGATCGCCCGGCATCACATGAGCCACAAGATGGTGGGTGAGCTCTTTGGCTCCTACAGCCGTGAGAGTGAGACCCGGCGGGAGACGGCCATCTACCAGTGGATGGACCAGGTCTATGGCGAGCTGCGGACCACGAACCGCAAGTACCGCCTTGGGTTTGATATTGCCGCCTCCGGCCAGGGAGACTTGGGCAGCTTCTATGTGGACGGGAAGGAAGCTGACGTCTTCAAGCTGCGGGGGCTTCTGACCACTCAGACGGAAGACTGGCACTTCATGAAGTGCGCCTGCCGCTGGTTCATGAGCAACCTCAGCGCCATCATCGGTTGTGGGGATGAAACGGGTCTGGGCCGCAACATCTGCTGGGACATGAAGCAGGAGTTCCCGGGCAAGTTCCGTGGGGTGAACTTCAGCTCGATGAAAGCCACCATGGGCATGAACCTGCTGGACCAGCTCGACGGGCACCGGAAGGTCTTTCCCGGCGGTGATGCCCACTTGGACTTGGCCGGAGACTACTATGCCCTCCAAAAGGTACAGCAGGGTGGTAAGGTGACCTTTCACGAGACCGCCAATGAGTGGAATGATGCGAGCCATTGCGACATTGCCTGGAGCGGTGCGCTCTCGTCTGAAGCCGACAACGGGGCAGAGCTGGGCGGGCTGCAAAGCGTGAAGGCGGGTCGCCCCCGTGGAAGGAGGGTCGCATGATGATCCCGCGTGCCCCAGAAACGCCCGCTAAGGCGTCGGGAGCCATCCCCCCCAAGACGAGCGGGGCGACTCCTGCCAATCAAAATGCAAGGCCCGTGCAAGCCAATGCAAGGCCATTGCGCCCCGCATCAAAATTTTCGGAGACCTCCGCCGCCCTTTTTGGGGCCTTTTCCCATGTCTGACCGCCGCAATCACCTCCCCTCCATCGCTGGCACGACGCCAGGGATCGCCCAGATCTGGCGGCAGTCCCGCTGGAATCCTCTGCGGAATTGCACACCACAAAGTCTGGCGCGGGACCTGGACGCCTTCGACGTGGGATGGATTCGAAATGCCGCCCTGTTGTGGGAGTCGCTTGAGCTGCGCGATGACATGGCCAAGACGGTCATCCCGAAACGGAAGAAGGCCGTCAGCCACCGGCCATGGGCAATTGTAAAGCTTGAGGATTCCCCGGAAGCCGACAGGCAAAAGGAAGTTGTCGAGGGTTTCTACAATCACATCACGGCCACCGATGCGCTGGACCTCAATGTCCGGGGAGACTTCACTCTCCTGGTGCGTCAGATGATGGATGCGCAATTCAAGGGGTACGCGGTCCATGAAATCCTCTGGCAGCCGGGCCGGGATCTGCGGGCCGAGCTCAAGTTTGTGCCGCTCTACCTTTTTGAGAACACCACTGGCAAGCTCAGATACACCGGCCCGACTGGTGGATTGGGAGGAGTGGACCTTGAGCCGGGTGGTTGGATGGTCACGTGCGGCGACTGCCTCATGGCCGCCATTAGTTCTGCCTGGATGCTTAAGCGGCTCAGCCTGGCCGACTGGCTGAACTTCTCTGAGCGCTTCGGCCTGCCAGGCATCCACGGGATGACCGATGCGGCCATGGGCACGCCCGAGTGGGATGCCTTTGTGGAGGCCCTAAGCAAGTTCGCCAATGACTGGATCATGGCTTCCTCCAAAGGAGACGAGATCAAGCTCATTGAAGCGGGCAAGACCGGGGATGCACCATTTAGACCGATGGTGGACCGGATGGATGCGGCTATAGCCCGCCTCGTGCGTGGGGGTGACCTTTCGACCATCTCTCGTGAGAACGGCGTCGGGGCATCCCTCCAGGGGGACGAAACCGACATCCTGGAAAAGGACGACTGCAAACAGATCTCCTCCCATCTCAACATCCACCTGACCCGGCAGGTTATTGCCTACACCTTCGGTCGCCAAGTGGAGCCGCTCGTCTACATCGAGATCCAGCCCACTCCCAACCAGGACATTCAACTGGAGATGAAGGTTGATGACCACCTCAAGAAAATGGGAGTGCCTCTGGCGGTCACGGATGTGGCCGAACGCTATGGCCGCACGCTGCCCGGGCCGGAAGAACGCCTGGTCGGGACACCCGCTGTGGCGGCCCCTGTGACTCCGCCCCAGAGGACGGCGTCTCTGGCCAATGAGACCAGCGCCGACGAGCAGGCGCTCCGCGAGGCGGTGATTGAGGATCTCGCCCCGTTGTATGACGCCCTGGCTGAGGTCTTGCAGGCCGGTGATGATGAAGCGCTGCGGGGCCGTCTTCAGGACATGGCGGACCGCTGGGATGAGATCACCGACGCCGTGCTTAGAGGCGAGTCGGCAGAGTCCGCGATCGCCCGGCTCCTGGGTAACGCCTTCGTGGGCGGGCTAGATCTAAGCAAGCTCGCCGAGGCCGCCTTCACCAAAGACTGACTTATGTTTCTTCAGACCCGTTTCCCCTTCCTCCGTTGGTCGCCATGCAAGCCCTTTGCACGGCCCGTGTCCGTGGCGAATGTTGGCGCTGCCAACGCCGTGGTGGCACCCACCTTCATCGTGCGCCAGCCCGACTCGATGTTCGTGCCCTTTGGCGAGTACCCGCACCGGCTGGGCATGCAGAAGTTTGGCGAAGCCGAAGCCAAGGCGATGGTGGCCGCCTGGAACTCCCTGGGAGGCAAGATCCGCCGCTGGTTTGATGAGTGCCCCGTTTATATCGGGCACCCCGATGTGCCAGGGCAGGAGGCGCTTTACCCGGACAAGTCCGCTTATGGGTGGGTCTCCGGGATCAGCGTCGAGCCGGATGGAGCCAAGTTTGCCATTCAGTGGAATCCCGAAGGCAAGGCCTTGGTGGAGAACTCCCGGTACCGCTTCTACTCGCCCTACTGGGACTGCGACCAACGCCCCACGGGGCTGCACCCGGTACGTGTGATTTCCTTTGGCCTGACCAACCGCAGCAACATTCCGGTACCACCGCTGGCCAATGCCGCGCCAACCGACCCTGAGACCACCCCAACCACCCACGAAGAAACTATGAAAATGAGTCCCCAATTGCTTGCCCTGCTCGGGCTCGGAGAAACTGCCGACGAAGCGACGGTCATCCAGGCCATCACCGCCATGAAGGAAAAGGCCACCTCCCTGGAGAACGAAATCACCAACCTCAAATCTGCCCAAACCGGAGCCGAACAGGCCAAACAGACGGCAGAGCAGGAAAAGGCCAAAGCTGAAGAAGCCCAGGTGAAGATGGAAAACGCTGTCTCAGCCGCGAATGCCGCCGCCGTCGCCGCCCGGTCTGCCCGGGTGGAAAGCGTGATGGACCGGCTGGTCGGAGAGGGGCGGGTCCTCATGGCAGACCGGCCTGCCGAGGTGACGCGCATCCTCGCCCTGGCCAATGAAGCCGAGGTCACCACGGAGCTGGGCAAACTTCAGCAGCGCCAGCCCCAAATGAAGACGACCACCACGATTGGCAACCCTGCGGCCCAGCGGGCGGCGGCGCTGTCACCGCAGGCCCAGGCTCAGGAAGCGAGACGCCTGGCGCTGGAAAACGCTGTGGCCGGGGAGATCCAGCGACTGGACACCCTGTTCGGCAAGAAGCCGTCCAACTACGACATGGCCTACAACAACCTCCGGGTCACCAAGCCCGAGCTATTCGGCTCCCCGGGCCAGTAAGTACCCACCTCCAACCTTTCCAGAGCGACTGCTCAGGACGCACCCACAACCCAAACGAACCTACCCATGAAACTCCATCGTAAATCCCTCCTCGTGGCTGTGGTGACCTCCCTGGTCTCCGGCCTCGCTTCGCTCTATGGCCGCCCCCGTGTGGCTGTGGCCAATACCTATGAAGAGGCCGTCAAGCAGCACGATTGCAAGATCACGCGCCTGGCCGACGCCGCCTTCGTTGAACCGTGGCTCCTTTTGAAAAAGGGGTCGACCGACGGACATGCCGCCCTCAACGGCGCGGCGGACTGTCCCTGGGGCGTACTGAGTACCGACGCACCGGCTGGGAAAACCGAAGTGGCCATCGGTGACCGGGTGGTCATCGAGCTGCTCGGCAAAGGCCCGACCAAGAAGATGGTCTCCAGTGAGGCCATTGCCGCCGGGGTGCCGGTGTACACAGCGGCGGACGGGAAGACCCAGGACACCCCTGTGGCGGCTGGCACCTACTGGATGGTGGGCGTCTCCGTGACGGCGACCAGCGCCGGGGACCAGCTCCTGGAAGTGAACGACTGCGTGCCAGTGAAACTGGTTATCGCCTAAGCGTCTCCTCCGCAGCTTGTGGTTCAGTCAATAACAACCCTGGCCGGAGGGATTCCGGCCACCCTCACAACCCTCTCTACTTCTATGAGTACTACCATTGCTTTGGACAACTCCGCCTTCTTCCCCGTCTACAACGGCAACGTCGAAGGTGCCCCCCCCGACCGGGTCATGGCGGCCAACGCCGCCTATGACACCAACGCCCTCAACCAGGAGCTCACCACCTACGCCACCGGCGTCTCGGACGGTGAGAACTTGGAAGCGCTGATCAATGCCATGGCTTCGCCGGTGCCGGTCGGCAGTGAAGCCTTCAACTACCTGGTCCACAACGAACGCAATGCGTTCATGGACGACTATGCTGACAACGGTGACATGGTCGCCGAAGGGGGCGACCCGGCCAAGGTGAAAACCAAGGGCACCCGGGTGGACGGCAGCGTGGACAACAAGGCGCTCTGCGTGGTCCTGATGAACAGCCGTGGAGGTAACAATCCCACGGTACAGCAGACCTGGGTGAGGCACCTCAAGAACCGGCTCATGCGCACGGAGGTGCTGCGGGCCTTCGCCTTGCTGGACGGTGCGTCAGTCAACGACGCAAAGGAATGGGGTCCGCTGGACCCCGCTGCCGATCCTGACGTCGACGTGGCGGAAGATCTCGATCTGGGCGGTGACGCCCGGGGCGTGGACGCGAACACCATCATCTATGGCGGTGGGGCGTGGTTGAAGCGGTTCCGCAGCTTCCGGACCGGCGAAAACGCCGGACGCTTCGCCAGCTCCATGATGACGGTGGAACAGCTTCGCGACTTGTTTGGCGTGGACGACGTCATCAAGGCGAAGGCCCGGCGGCAGGCCACGGCGGCGGCCAAGGGCAAGATCCTCAACGACGTCGTCTATTCGTTCTACAACTCGAAGAGTCCCACGCAGGAGGACCCGTCCAACCTGAAGCGGTTCATCTACACCGGGTCCGGCGGCCAGATGATGGTTTTCGTCGAGGAGAAGCCCATGCGCACGGTGATCACGGTCTGGCATCAGAGCCGGATCGTGCTGACCAGCAACCTGGGCATTCGCAAAGCCACGGTGAGCTTCAGCCCGGCTGAGTAAACCTCACCTCGCTCAGTGACATCAACAAGGGGCGTGGCGGCCCAGGCTCCGCGCCCCTTGTTGACTCTCACAACCTACCTCTCTGCACCCTGATCATGGCACTCAAAGTACAAGCACCCGGATTCATCCTTTTGTTCAAGGGCCGTGGCATTGTGAGTGCCATGATCAGGCTGCAAACGCGGTCGGAGTACTCCCACGCGGCCCTGCTCTATCCTGACGGCTCGACCCTGGTGGAATCCTGGCAAGGCTCCGGCGTGCGGCGGAAGACCATCACGGATTTCCGGGACGTGGACGCCTTCATTGTGCCAGGCATGACTGAGGTGCAGTGGAAGGACGCCTTCAAGTTCGCGGCGGCCCAGGTGGGACTCGGCTACGACTACCGGTCCGTAGCGCGGTTCGTGACCAGGGTCTCGGCCAAAGAAAACGGGCGGTGGTTTTGCTCCGAACTCGTTTTCGCAGCCCTCCAGTACTCGGGCGTGGAACTGCTGCACCGCATCACAGCGGCAGAGGTGGCACCAGGTCACCTCGCCCTTTCGCCCCTGATTCAGCCAATCCCCTTTGCTGCCTGACCCATGTGGATCACCCTGACCGATGACGATGTGAAACGACGCCTGGCGGCGGCGGAGTACTCCGCCCTGCTCAATGCGGCCAAGCAGTCGGACCAAGATCCCGCCGACCTGGTCGCCGAGGCGATCTCGGAAATCACCAAACAGGTGCGCGGCTATGTCGCGGCCTGCAACAAGAACACCCTGGGCGAAGGGGCCACGATCCCGGACGAACTCAAGGCCGCTGCCCTGGCGCTGGTCCGGGCCTATCTCTTCACCCGCCTCCCCGGCCTCCGCAGTCTAAACGATGAACTACGCCAACGCGAAACGGACCAGGCGATTGACCAACTCAAAGCGGTGGCGTTGTGCAACTTCGCGGTCGTCCCGCCTGAGACGCCTGCTGAAGACCAGGCCGGAGGACCGGCCATCCAACTGGTGAGGTACCGCAAAACCATCGCCGGACGGTCTGACACAAACGGCCTTTTTTGAGATCATGTCCCTCACTGTCACCGCCGACAAACTCAGCCAAGCGCTGGACCTCGCTCAACAGCGGGGTCTGATGCCCACGCGACTGAGCACAGCGGAGATCCGCGAACAGGTCGCTGCGGGCATCCTCCGAAATGCCGTTTTTTCTGCAAGGACGGGCAATGCCTACTATGTGCAGGTCATGAAAAACAACATTGCACGGCTCTTGCAGGGTGGACGGGACAACGACTGGGCGCAGATCCGCCTCGAACTCAAGCAGATGCTCCAGCGGCTGGGCTACACCCCGGAGCGGGGCTTTCCCGGCGACGAGGCTTTGGGTGTGCCTCCCGCCGAGCCCGGGAGTCTACGGGATCTCTCCAGCGATATCCGCATCAATTTGATACTCAAGACTCAGGAAGAGCTGATGAGGAATGCCGCTCTGAATGCCCGGGGAATGGACGGCACCCGGCTGCGGCAGTTCCCGGCCTGGGAGCTGGTCCGTCTCGGTGACCGCAAGGTGCCCCGGGACTGGCCGCAACGTTGGGTCGAAGCCGGAGGGGAACTGGTCATCGACAGCGAAGGCCGCGAGCGAATGATGGCGCTGAAGACCGACCCGATCTGGACGGCCCTGGGTGACAGCACGCGATTTAAAGATGCCCTGGACGTGGCGCACCCGCCCTACGCTTTCGGGTCCGGCATGGGCTGGCGCGAGATCCATTGGCGGGATGCCGCTGCGGTCATGGGTGATGAGATCATTGCCGACGCGAGGTCTGGCCGGCGAAGTGCTGACGCCGAAAAGGGTGAGGAAAAAACACCTGGAGACATCATCCCTGCACCCAAGGCTGGAAAGAGCCAGTACGACGAGGCCACCCTCGCAAGCATCAGAGCGGCCCTCAAAGCATCCTACGAGAAGTACGGTGATCTCTCGACAGACAAGATTTTGGAGGAAGGAAGTTAATGTTGGAGTTCTCACTCATCGCCGAAGACAATTCCACCCCCGCTCTTAGGAGAGCAGTGGCCCTGTTTGACGACCTGACCGAGCTGCACCAGCTCATCGCCGCCAATGCGGAGGTGCTGACCCGTCGGCACCTCGTGGAAAAGGCCGCTCCGGCACGCCACACCACGGCGCAGCGTTTGGGGGCCAATCCCACCGGATACTTGACCCGCCGTGCCCAGGCGATTGAGAGCCAGGGCACCCGGGACAGTGCGACCGTCACGCTGGGCGGAGCGGTGGAGATCTTTGCCAGGGTGGACGGGCCAGTCACCATTTACCCCCAGCGAAAGTATCTGACCATTCCTGCCAGCGCCCAGGCCTACGGAAGGCGGGCGGGTGAACTTGGTTCCTTGCGATTCATCGCGTTCGGCTCGGGCGCGAAAGCGCTCGCGGCCGTGAAAGTAGGAACGAAGACCGGCAAGCGGGGTAAGCCCGTGAAGGACGTGCAACTCACCGTCCACTACTGGCTGCGGGACAAGGTCACGCTGAGCCAAGACCGGGGCCTCCTGCCCACCGAGGAACAGTACGTCGAGGCAGGTGAGGCGGCGGCGCAAACCCTTTTGGAAGACATCCTTGAAAACACATGAGTGACTGGAATGACAATCTCCTCACCGTCCTCCAGGAGGACATCGCTGGTCGTCTGGACAACGACAGCTTCTTTGTTGATGTCCCCGTCCTGGAGGCCCGCAAGGGCATTGTGGACAGCGACATCGAGATGGCCTTAGGTTCCCTCAATTCCAAAGGGGGCAAGGCCGGGGCTGTGGTCATCGTGCTCATGCCTGAGGTGGACGCCCCTGAGGGCGAGACGCCAGGACCGCAGATCGAAGTGGTGCAGTCCATCCAGGTGATCACCCGGCCCCTGGTGAATGCTGACACCGAGGCCGGTGGCACCGGCAAGGATGCGGAGAGCATCGCTCTGAACGTGCTCAACCTGCTCCATCGCTACATCTCGCAGCGCATCGGCCATGTGATCATGGCGGACCCCAGGCCGATCCGGCCCATCACGGCCCAAGGCGAGGTGCAATACATGGTCGTGGTGCGGCTGCGCACCGGACTGGACCGCACCGCCAAAGTGCGGACCCCCGCCGTCTATGTGGATGATGACTCCATCACCCTGACCTGCCCGACTGCCGACGCCGCCATCTATTACACCATCGACGGGAGCTACCCCGGTCCGGCCAATCCCCAGGCGGCCCTGTATTCCGTTCCCTTTACCCTTCCCCCAGAGACCACCGAGGTCATGCTGCTGGTGGTGGCCTACAAGGCCGATCACATCCCGTCCGACAACGTCATGGTCTCGATTGAACACCTCTAACCCAACCTCCCTACCTACCCGTTATGGCTAGAACCGATATCCTCCGTGGTCCCGCCGTGGTCCAGTACCAGGCCCAGACCTTCTATTCCCAAGGCGACATCGCTGTCACGTTGGGCCAAGACACGTTTCCCATCAACGTGTCCAACTTCGGCAAAGTGGATGACCGGGTTGACCAGGTCATGCACCAGTTGAGCTTCACCCCGGATGGCCGGTGGGTGGGCTTGAGCGTCCTGTTCCCGTATGCCACCGCCCTGGTGGGAAGCAGCGTCTTTGGGGCCGACCGGCCCCTGACGATCTGGACGGTGGACGGGAAAAAGAGGGTGTACAAGGCTGCTGCCGTCACGCGCATGCCCAACATCACGCTGGGGGCGACCCGTCCGCTCCTCGGCGATGTGCAGTTCACCTGCCTGCATGCGGAGGCGAGCGACTGGGGCGATGCCAACTCGCTCTTCACCGATACCGAGGAGGCCTACCCCGGAGACACCGGCTACAACAAGGCGGACATCATCACCCAGCCCTACACGTGCGATTGGGGAGCGGTCTCGCCCTGGGATGAGTTCACCACGAAGGATGGGGTCTCGGTGGAGTTCACCCTCCAGCTCAACCCGGAGGTCAACGACCACAAAGGGTTGTTTGACTATACCTTCCAGAACCTGGAGGTAAGCGCCAAGCTCCAGCCGGAGGGGGTGACTCCCGCCCAAGTGCTGGCCACTCTGAAGCACCAGGGAGCTGGGGCGGTGCGAGGCCGCTCGGTGTCCTCCACTGACCCGCTCAACATTGTCGGCACGGGCGTCTATGTGCGGCTCACGGGAGCCTCTCCTGTGCTGGGCGCGGAAGCCTACGGGGCCACGTCCCGACGCGTCGGGCAGATGGAGTGGCGGGCCACACGGACCTGGACGGATGGGGTGGCAGAGCCGCTCTTCGTCGTGGCTACCGAAGATCCCGACGCCGAGTAAAACGGTCACGCTCCCCCATGGCCAGCCTCAACGACTACAGCTCCCGTGCCTCGTCCCGCTATCAAGCGGCGACGGCTGCCCGGGCTGCGGCCTGGCGGCAAAACGATGCAGGCCGGGCATTTTTGCGGTCCAGCCAGAGCCAGAGCTCCAAGTACCTGGCGGCCTCCCGCGACCAGACGGCGAGGGCACAGGAGGCCTCCCGGAGGCAGAGCGCGGAGATGCAGCGGAGGTCGCCAGGGCGGGCCTTTGTCACAGCCTCCCAGCGTCAGAGCCAACAGTTCCAGGATGCCTCCCGGAGGCAGAGCGCAGAGATGAGGCAGCGCTCCCCAGGCGGAGCCTTTGTGGACGCCTCCCGGCGTCAGAGCCAACAGTTCCAGGACGCCTCCCGTCGGCTGAGTACGGAGATGAGGCAGCGGTCCCCAGGCGGAGCCTTTGTGGACGCTTCCCGGCGTCAGAGTCAACAGTTCCAGGATGCCTCCAGGAGGAAGGGCGGCACGGGCTCCGCCGTTGGAAATAACATCCGGTCCGGTGGTGCTGGCGCTGGCGCTGGTGGGGGTGGCGCTGGCGGGGGTGCAGGTCCGGCGCGTGTTCCCGGGAGCGGGGCTGTTACCCAGAGCTCCGCATCTGGCCAGGGCCTGAGCAAGACGAGTGGCAGCGGCCAGGGTGCCACCGGTTCGCAGGCCTACGCGACCAGTGATGGTCCTGGTGATGTGTTCAGCGACGTGGGACAAGGCGCGAAGATGCGCCCGGTTCTCCGGCCCGTGGGTGCCCAATCCACGGCCACGAGCGACGGACCGAACGTCCGCACGCAATCCGTGGGACAAGGCGCACCGCCACAAGCACGGATGCTGCCGCCGGTGACCCGGCCAGGGATCAGCTCCACGGCCACCAGCAGCGGAGACCAGGTGAAGGCCGAGGGGGTGGGGCCTGGGGCCAAGCTGCCCAAGAGCCTCATCCGGCCCATGCTCAAGCCAGTCCCTGCCGAGGTGGTCATTGTATCGAACCGAGAGGGGGGTGCCGATCCCGTCCAGGTGCTGTCAACCGGAGCCGGAGTGACAGGCCCAGGAGTAAGACCTTCACTGAAACCCCAGCTCACGCAGACCACCACCCTCGGCACCGGCATCGGCACGGGCACGGGGGTGAGCGTGGTGGAAACGAAGGCAACGGCAGGGCCTGGCACCGTCCGTCCCCCCTCCGCGCTGCACACGGTGGCCACGACCCGCCACGAATCACAATCGGCAGCAAGCCGGGCTGCTGTCTCACGCAGCCTCCGGGCTGTCAGCCAACTCACTTTCGCTTCCTAGACCCTGATTCATGAGAGTGCGAATCGCAGACTACTGGCTTGCTGGAGATCCCACAAAACCCGAACGGGAGCACTCCTCATGTGGAGCGTTCAGTTTCGTACCGATCCGCTTGCAGCAGAAGGTGGACGGTCTCCGATGGACGTCGCCTCAGTTCTATGACCGGGGCAACTTGAGCCACGCGGTGGAGTTTGAGACCACCCGGCAATTCGAGAGCTTTGCCGCGATGCAGGCCTTTATGTTCGGCTTGTCCGAGGCTCATGCCTGGGAGGGTACCGTAACCTTTCGCCAGGACGGGGAGAGCCCCGGCACCTACACAGAGTTCGACCTGTTGAACTGCATCATCACTCCTCCGACACTTTACCCGACGGGCGTGAGCCTGCGGCTCTACTACCGGCTGGAAGGCGGTGCCAAAGTGGGACCTCGGATCGGTGCCGAGGGAGCCATGGTCACAGAAGACGACGACACACGGCTCACTGAAGACGGCGAGATCCGGGTCACGGAAGAAGAGCCCGAAATTTAACCCATCCACCTACTCATGAAATCCATCCTCATCACCCTCGCATTGCTGGTCGCGCTCCCCTTGACGGGAGGTGCCCAAACCACCAAAAAGATTCGGGAACTAACCGCCGCCAGCAGCCTCACCTCGACCGACATCTTTGAGGTGACCGTCGATCCCGCAGGGACGCCACTTAGCCGGAAAGCGACGATTGCACAGGTGCTGGCAACGCTCGATCCCACGATCCTGGCATGGGGAGGGGCGACCACTGGAGCCGACACGCTGAGTTACTGGAGCGGGACCGACACCCTCTCTCATACCACGTTGACCAGCATTGCCCGAACCTTGCTCGCCAATGCCGATGCAAGCACCATGCAAAGCACCCTCGGGCTTGTCATCGGGACCGATGTGCAGGCAAGCGACAGCGACCTCACCAGCATCGCGGCGATGACGACCACCAGCTACGGGAGGGGCGTGTTGGAAATCGCCAACGCGTCAGCGCTGAGAACGTACGGCGGCCTTGTCATTGGGACCGATGTGCAAGGCATTGACTCTGACTTGACCGCCATCGCGGCGCTGACCACCACCAGCTATGGCCGCGAGGTGCTGGCTCTGGCCGATGAGGCGGCGATGCAGAGCCATGCCGGGCTGGTCATAGGGACCAACGTGCAAGCATGGGACGCGGATCTTGATGACCTGTCAGACGGGACGCTGGATGGCGCGAAGGTCGGCTCCGGGATAAGCGGAAGCAACATCACTGGTGGCTCTGTGGCGGATGCGTACATCGCCAGTGCTGCGACGTGGAACGCGAAGATCGGGGGCAGTACAGGGAGCACGGACAATGCGATCGTGCGGGCCAATGGCACGGGTGGCGGGACGGTGCAGGGCGGTGATGCGGTGTTGTCTGATACCGGGGAGCTGACTCTAAGCCCGTCCAATGACACGACGGGCCTGACGATCACCGGCGGGAGCATCACGGGGAGCGGTACCACGCCTTTCCTGTCGGTGGCTGGGACGTGGAACACGACCGGGGCGGCAAAGGGGCTCGTCGTGAATGTCACGCAGACTGCCGCAGGGAATGACTCGGCCTATCTCTCCGTGCAGAAGGCTGGGTCCCCGAAGTTTGAGTATCGCAACACGGTGCCGACCTCTGCCCTGGTCTACAACCAGTCTCATGGATTGGTCCTGGGCGCGGATGCGGCGGGGGAGCCTTTCACCATCCACAAACCATCGGGGTTCGGGGGGTTGCAGGTGATTGTGGCCACCAGCAATTTCATTTTCCATGAGGGATACTTTGACCTGCTGGGCAATCATCTCCGGTTCAACACGGGGACGCGACTCTACGAAGATGGCTCGGGCATCGTGGGCCAGCGGTATGACGCGAACCCGCAGGAGTTCCGTTTGTACAACACCTGGAGCAGCTCCAGCAACTACGAGGCTCTGGCCCTGGACTGGACGAGCAACGTGGTGGCGATCAAGCCGATAATCGGTGGTGGTGGAGGCACGGCACGACCGGCGGAGTACCACACGACGACGGGAGGGGTGAGATTTATGAGCGGATCTGGCACGCCCGAGGGAGCGGTGACGGCCCCGGTGGGGAGTTTGTACACGCGGACGGACGGTGGTGCTGGAACCACCTTGTACGTCAAAGAAAGCGGCACCGGCAACACGGGCTGGGTGGCCAAGTAGGTTTCAGTTAACAGCCAAAACCAAAGCAAACCGCACCATGAAAAAACCTCTTATCCTCTGTTTTCTTTCCATTGCAGCCCTGCTGCCTGGTCAGCTCATCCCGCAACCTGAGACGCCTGCCCCGGCTCCTGCCAAAGTGGTTGCGGACACGTTGGTCGATGGGGTGAATGCTCAGCTAGCAACGCGGGTGGCAGCCTTAAAAAATCTCTGGGAGACTTTGTGGGAAAACCCCAGAGCCACCCCGGCTGAGATTCTAGCGGAGCTCGGTCCCCGGGGAGGACTGGTCTTGCTCGCTGGAAGCCTGGCCGTCGATGATCTCGAAGCGTGTGCCGCAGCGGCTGGGACCACGGCCACCGCCCTGCTCGGTGACGACAAGTACCTCACCACCCCCGTTCCGATCACCGTCGGGGAAGACGGAACGGTCACTCTCCAATAGTTTTCAACGCCCTGCCTCATGGCCTATACGATCAAAGTCAAAGCTCAGGCTGACACCAAGGAACTGGACCAGTTCCTTCAGGGGATGGAGGAATCCTCGCGGGCAACCGGTGACCTGAAGGATGAGCTGAACGCCGTGGCCCCCGCCGCCGAGCAGGCTGCGGTTGGACTGAAGCAGATCGAAGAGGCCGGGGGCGGAGCCAATGAAGAGCTGGAGGAAGCGGGCAAAAAGACCGGCGGCGGAGACGGCCTGGCAGGGAAGTTTGAGAATCTCGCTGGCGTGATGAAGATCGCCACGGGTGCCATAGGCGTCGTGGCCAGCGGGATCGGGGCCTACATCGCCCGGAGTGAAGAAGCGCAAGACTCCCTGGCCCGGCTGGGGGATGCCTGGGGACAGGTGATGGCCGACTTCGGCGAGACGGCTGGAGGCGAGACCCTGGTGAAGGTCATTGACTGGATCACGGAAGCGCTGGGAGGGGAGACCGCCGCGATGGAGGAAGCCCGCCAGGCGGTGGTGAATCATGACCAGGCGCTGGCGGCCAGCAAAGAGGCCAGCGCGGAGCTGGCCGAGCAGCTCAAGGACGAGGCCAAAGCGCACCAGGCTGTGGCGGACGCGATGAAGGCCAAAGAGCAGGCAGCCCGGGCCGAGATCCGGCGGGCGGTCGAGCAGAGCGATGAAACGCTCGCCTCAGATCTGGCCGCCATCGACGAAGATGAGACGATGGCAGGAAGCGAGAAGATCCGGGCAAGGGCGGCAGCCAGAGAAGCCAGCGAACAACGGAAGCTGGATTTGCGGGAAGAGCAGAGACAGTTGGATATAAACGCGGCTGAGGGACGGGCACGTGGATCTGCGGAGGAGTACTTGGACCTGAATGGACCCATTGAGGAGCAGGAGGCGCGGGCTGAAGCTGCCAGGATGCTCGCTGCGCGTGAGGAGAGAATGCGGCAGAAAGAGGAGATTGAGAAACAGATGGCCGACGAGTTGGCCGCAATTTCTGGCGATCCGTACACGATGGTGGGTGATGTAAAGTTCAAACCCACGGACGAAGAAAATGCCGCCATGATGGGGCGACTCGGTGAGTTGGAGGAGCGCAAGCGAAAGATAGAGGAGGAGCTCAGGATCACTGAGGAGGCAGCGAAGGTTGCCCGCCAAGAAGGTGTGAACCCCTACATGGGGGAAGATGACCCTGAAGATACAAAGCTCAAGCATCTGCGTGATGAGCAAGCGGCCAGAGGTGCACGATTTGAGAAAGCCCAGGCTGACTACCAGCGCATCTTGGAGGAGCAATCGAAAGACTCCCTCAACGACCTGGACATCACTCCACGGGAGATTGATCGAGCCAACCGCAAAGCGGAGCAAGACGCCTCGAAAGCTGAGTCGAGTGAGGCGATGGGGGGAGCCTCCAAAGACCTCCAGGCAGCTCAGCAGCAAGCCGACACAGTGAGCGACCAGGTGGTCGCCGGGCTGGAAAAGCTGATCGACGCCAACAAGGGCAAAGACGAGGCCCTTGTCGCGGGGCTGGAAAACCTGGTGAGCACCCTCAAAGACGGTGTGGCCAGCGGGGAAATGGAGAAGGTAGCCCAGGCGATGGGGCGGATGTCCCAAAGCCGGGCCGGGGAGACAAAGGCCCTGGCCGATGCTGTCTACCAGGCCGCGCAGATCGGCGAGCGGGCTGTGCGGGTGGCCGAGGAGGCACTGGCCAAAGTGCAGCAGCTCCAATCCAGCGTCGATGCCAACCGATAGAGCGTCCACCCCACCTGATTATCTCCTATGTCCGCAGTCTATCTGATCAATGGCAGTACTCCCGAAGAGCTGGGGGTGAGAGTGGCCCGACGCACGCTGGTGAACCAGGGGGTGGACACCCTCAGTCTCCAGGTGGACCGGGGTGTTGACGGGGTGGTCCCCTTCGCCTACGACGAGGTGGTGGCCGTGACCCGCGACGGGGTGCCGTTTTTCCGTGGGCGGGTCATGACACGGGTGGTCCGAGGGGAGCCGGTGAGCGAGGACATGAGCATCGAGATCGGCGGCCCCTGGTGGGAGATGAGCCGTCTGCCCTTCATCATCGTGAGGGGGTCTGAGAAGACGAACCGATACCGGCAAGGGGTCTCGGCGGGAGAGGGCCAGTCGTCGTTGCAGATCTTCCAGCAGGTGATGGACTACGCGCTCGCGAAGGGCTTGTCCCTCCAGCTTAGCACCTTCACCCTGGACACGTACGAGCCGCCAGTCTCGATCAAGCTCAACCGTCACGTGGACGAGCTGGTGCGCATGGCGCTGTCGGGCCACCCGGACGTGGTCCTCTGGTGGGACTACAGCACGACGCCGCCCACGGCCAATCTCACGAAAAGGGGCGATGAAGACACCGTGCTGACCTATGCGGTCGGGACCCCGCCCCTGGCTGCGGCCACGCTGGTGCCCCGCCCGGATCTGGTGCCCAGCGGGGTGGTGGTCCGCTATGAGCGGGCCGAGATCACTCCCGACGCGGAGGGCACACGGCCTGCCTTCCTGATCGATGAGTACCCGCCCGAGTCAGAGCCGGATGTCCTGGACGCGATTGCCATGACCATCGTGGTGAGGCGAGGGGAAACGAGGATCGCAGGGTTTGCGCAGCGATACTACGAAGCCTATGCCACCCTTCCTTGGGAAGGCCGGATCACCCTGCAAGCCGAGGATTGCGTGAGCGGCATTCGACCGGGCCAAAGCATCAACATCACCGGCGGCCAGGCGGCCTGGGGGACGATGCAAGCCTTCGTCCAA